CTTGTGCTGACTCCCAAGGAATATTCTTCGATTGTAGGTACGAATGGAAACCCATAGCACCCAACCCTAGGCTACGTTCAAGATATGCAGAATTAGAGGCATTGGCTAACTCGTGAGGTGCATTATCTATGAATGCTGTTAGTACATTATCTAACATATGAATCAAGTCAGCAACTAATCCTGTGTCTCTCCACTCATCAAACGATTCAAGATTGACTGAGGATAGGCAACATACTGCAGTCCTTCCCTTGTCTGTGGGTAAGTGGATTTCATTACAAAGATTACTTCCCCTAATCTTAAGTCCTTTATCTTTAAGTTCTTTTGGTAAATGTCTATTCGCCTCATCTATAAAATTAAGGTAGGGTTCACCAGTTCTGAATCTTACTTCGATTAGTCTTTGCCATAACTCTCTCGCATTAACTGTATCACGCACTTCACTATTACTAGGGTCAACCAAATCCCAGTCACTGTTATCAGCAACAGCATCCATAAAGGCATCAGTAATATTGACAGCGTTATTAATGTTAAAACACTTACGATTACTATCGCCTCCAGTAGGTACTCGAAGATTGATGAACTCGATAATGTCTGGGTGACTAATGTCCGTATACGCTGCATAACTTCCTTTCCTTGTTTTTCCTTGTTTGTAAGCTGTCATTGCACTGTCTGCAACTTTAATAAATGGTATTGGCCCTGGTGCTTTATCACTTACAGGCCTAACATCTCCCCAATGTCCTCCTACTCCTCCACCTTTAACAGAGAGCCAAGCAAGCTCAGACTGATGAGCAATAAGACCGTCCAAGGTATCAGGAACATAACTAAGAAAGCAGGAGATTGGAAGTCCTTTGACCTCAGCACCTGGTTCAGGAGCATTACTAAGAATAGGACTGCTAAACATAAAATAACCACTGCTAACGTAATCATATAACCTCTGTGCTAAATGTTTATCTCCACCACTGTAGGCAACACAAGCTCTAGCATATGCTTCCTGAGGTGATTTCTCTTTCCCTCTTAGATAGTAATTAGTGACAAGCTCTCGTGCCTGTTCAGACATCTTCTTATCTCTCTTTCTATCTATGATGATTCCCAAGTAATTACTCTTCATCTTCTTCCTTAATATTAATTGATAGCATTTCAACATCACCTTCCATATAAGATTCATATGTTAAGCGGCCAGTGTGGAGCATCTGTATACCATCTAAGATGCCTTTCCCATACTCTTGTCTACCATATCTATAAGAACCATACCCACCTAAAGCACAGAGACTTAAGACTAATGCTAATATTGTTTCAAATTCCATCATCTTCTTTCTCCTCTTTTATTTTTTCATAAGCAATTGCTATACATTCATCAAGAAAGATTTCATTGTTGAAACATATTGCTCTTAAGTTTAAGTAAGCTTGTCCAATAAGTAGTTTAAGAGTATCAGAAGGAGTATCGTCCTCAGAAAGTAAGAGGTCTATCTTCTTATCTAAATACTCTTTCATTACTCACTCCCTTCATCCCACGCTTGTACAAACTCTACCTCGTGTGAAGGTATTGTAAATGTACTGATGTCTGTATAAATCAAATGCTTTGTGCCTGAGACAATATACTTAATGACATTTGTGTACAGTTCATCACGACCATCACTATTTACTACTCGAATCTTTATCATCTTTCTTCTCCTCAGGTTTAGGTTTCTTTTTTAATTTCATAGGACTACTTGTTTTCCAGGGTTTCATCTTTATCTCCTTTTAACTTTGCTAAGTACTCTTTTAAATTTTTCTGTTTCTCTTCTTCTGTTATTCTTTCCTCAGAAGCATAGTTCCATAACTCATATTGATAATGGTCACCTGTGTTTCCATTCTGTCCTATGACATCAATACGTTCTTCGTCCCACTCTTCATCTAATTTTTCGTAGTAGTACCTTTCCATTGCAAGGTCTTTAATTCTTTCAACAAGTGCTTCGTACTTCTTTTCGATTTCGATTCTTTTCTTCTTCTCATATTCGTACTTGGCAACCCAAGAGATGTAAGAGTTCTTTTGTAACTCACGCCACGAATCCATTATTGATACCTCTTATACCATACTGTTCTACCATCACGTTTGATTGTAATAGTCTTGCAGTATTGTGTAGCACCTCTCTGCTCTGCTGCCATCACATACATATAGCAATTGTAGATAGAAGTACATCTATATGTAGCTCCACCTTGTACACCATCATTCTTTACTACATCCATAGTAATCTTATCTCTAGCTGGAAAGTCGTAATGATTCTCTACCCAGTTATGTCCTGCAAAAGATAAACCACTAACTAATAATAATCCTAATAATAATTTTTTCATTACACACACCCCGTTGGTTGTGGTAGACCACCATACTTAGTGATAAATTTCATCGGCCCACCTAAATAAACTTCAAACAAATGTTTCTTATCTTCATTAATGTACTTAGCAAATGTTCTGATTGCAGGTACAGTAGAGTTCTCATCATAATACTCTCGAGCTCTTAGGATGTGTTCTTTAATCTCATCTGTTAAATTAAACTCATCTTCTTCAGCCATAGCATACATAATCTCTTCTGACCACTCATCAGGGTTAACTAAATACCCATTACCTGTTCGTTCCATAACGTAAATTCTCCTGTATTTTCATTATAATCTCGTAACATATAAACTAAACGAGCTTGTTGTATTAAGTAATCATTATCCATACCAACTTCTTCATACTTATCTTTAATTGTTTCCCAGTACTCCTCTGGTTTAACTGCTGCTAGTATCTTTTGTGCCTTAACCTTACCTACCTTAGGACAGCCTTTAATACCATCAACACTATCACCTTCTAGTACTTGTGAATAAAACCAGTAGTCTGCTTCCTCTTGGTCAACCTCATAACTTTCTTGTGTGTTATAGTTATAGTGTTTACCTACAGCCTGATTTAAATCCTTATCAATATGACACAGTACATACTTACCTGGTTCTTGATACATTCTACTTACACATACATCATCTGCTTCAACATTGTCAAAACATATAGCACCCATCTCAATTAATAATTCTCTGAGTGGTGTAAGCATTTCTAGTGCTACTTTAGGTGGTCGTCTGTTACCTTTATAGGTATCAGCAACATCATACCTAAATGTTGTTTTACTTGTTGGTGATATTACTAACACCTTATCATCACAATTTGTGTTGTCCAGTATACCCTCGATAAATAGTTTCAGCTCCTCTTTAGCTGTCTCTAAATCTGTTTCAACACTTGCAATAATATTATCAGGGTCGCTCTCATCCCAGATACAAGTATCTTGATATATACTGGCATACTTATAAGCGATACTGTCTGCATCTATTAATGCAATCATAACTCCTCCTTATAAAATGCTTCATCCAAATGAATATACCCTACTACTTTATCGACCCAAGTCTTTCGATTAAAATCTGTAGTAGCAGGAAGCTTTCTCGTCTCCCACTTAAAATCGTAGTCATTCTTCAACAACTCTGATACATTAAAAGCATAGATACCTTTTGGTGTTGAGCATACATACATAAACTCTTTACCTTTGTGTAAATTACTTAACTTTAATGCCTCAATCATTTGTGTATCATAATGTTTTCTACGACACTTTAACTCCACTGTGTACTTATCATCATAAGCATCATAGGGACAATACTGGTCAGCATTGGTATCTTTTAATTGAAGTTCAAGTTTTCGATTAACATAATCTAATAGCTCTTCTTCAATCATTACTTTCCCCATAAACATCTCTTAAAATAAATTCACAATAGTGAATAGCTTTCTTAATATCCTCAGCACCATTTTTATCTTGATGCCTTGTGATATATTTAACTACATTACCCTCACAATAACCTAATCCATTTTGCATAATAAAATCAATAGGTTGAATCGTTAAATCATAATGTGTTCCTCCAACTTGTTTACTCATAATGCCTCCAAAGTAAATTCAATAAACTCCTCACCTTTCTTAACATCAGTCTTGGTTGCAGTAATCATATAAATCCATTTATCATTGAAGTTATACTTTGTCTGCAAACAATCTATGAAAGGTTTGAGTGTGTTATCTAAATCAGCTAACTTACTGCTTAACCCAACAGCAATATATAATTGCATCTTATCTTTAGGTATCTCTAAGTCCTCTGGTAATAGTGGAAGTAGTTTTCTCTCAAAGTTTTTATACTTGTAAGACTTAACCTTTCTTCCACCATACATTTCGTTATTACTTAATGGTTTAATATCAATGTGTATCATACCAAGTGTCTCCTACTTTTGCCTCACCTTCTAGCTTTACACGGAAGTTAAGAAGTTTCTCAACAACACCGAAAGTAGATTCAGCAGTAGCAGATACTTTGTCAACTACATTTTCATCAACCTCAATCTGTACTTCATCGTGAATGTTACCGATAAATTCATACTCTTTTCCTGGAGTTAATCCTAAGGACTGGAGAGCTTTATCTAATTCAACTAGATAGTACTTCATAACTAATGCACCTGCACCTTGTAACAATACATTAAGAGCAGCGTGGTCAGACTTAATCATATATTTTCTCTTGGATAATCCAACAAGAAAACCCTTACCTGCAGATTTTTTCACAGCCTCAGTAAGTTTTGCTAATGCCGGAATCTTTTTCAAAAAAGTCGCTTTTAATTTTTTGCCAATTTTTTGAGACCCCCCTACGATACTACCTATCTTTTCATTACCAGCACCATATAAGAAACCGTAGATAAATGTCTTAGCATTATCTCTAGTAGGTAAACCTGCAGCTTCTTGGTTAATACTGTGAATATCACCATTAACAACTTGCTCACCATATTCACCACCATCATAGTTGGCCATATAATGTGCTAACATTCTTAATTCTAATCCACTGGCATCACAACCAATTATCTTTTTACCACTAGGGACTGTGAATAGTTGTCGACATTCTTTACCCATAAAAGCACGACTACTAGGAGTCTGAGCAACATTAGGTCTGTTATGTGTGCAACGACCAGTCACAGCACCAAGCGTATTTACTTGACCGTGTATTCTGTTATCTCTCCCGACAACTTTTAGCCAAGCATTCTTGCCCTCAGCAACCATACCGATTACCTTATTTATCAAGAAGTATTCTCTGAGTAACTGTGCCTCAGGAAATTCTGCACCTTTTAATGTTTCATCATTAATTACAGGATTACCTTTCTCAGTCTTCTCAGGGGACTCCCATCCATAAACTTCACGCATCCATCTATCTATATGATGTCTACTTGCAGGATTAAATGCCAATTCCTCATATCTGCCCCACTCACCTTTATCATTTTCGTGAGCACCCTTAGATACTTGGTTTAGGTAAACCTTGCTTTCATCACCTTTCTTTGTGTAACGAACAACACGCTTCATAGGAATCCAATCCTGGATAGGTTTAAAAGTTTCAGTCAACTGCTTAGTTAACTTATCTTTCTCAGCAAGTAGAGTAACGTGGAGCTTCTGAGCTTTATCCACATCAAATAACCAACCGTAACTAACCTGTCTTTGGATAATCCTAGCAAAGTCGTGTTCAACTTCGTAAGCACTATCAGGAACATTCTTACTCTCAAGTTT